TATATCTTTAATACCTGATGAATCAATCAATCCCATTTGTGCCATGCCTGTTAATACTTGGAACATATCAGGTGTTACTAATGTGAGTAGTTTAGGTTTATTGAATTTGAATTTAATCTTACATGGAACGCTTAATGCATCATCTGTTTGGAACAGTATAGCCAATACTCTATCATAGAACTGTTTCTCTACTGCATCTTCTAATATGATTCTCTCTGGTCTAATCTCTTGGTTAATGTATGCATCTACCTCTTCTATGTTTGCATTTCCACCTAGTTTACCTATATCTCCTTCTGCTAACATAAATCCCGGGAGACCAAATGCTGTGATAATTGATTTAATTAATCCCATTCTAATTATTTCTAATCCGCCTATATCTGCATTAACTGGTGTTGATAGAACTGTTACCCCTGTTTCTTCTGGGTTACTTGGACCTGTTACTGCAATAGCCTGACCTTTTGAATCGTTAATCTTATTGATAAATGATGCTAATACATTTTCCTCATTACCTGCTTCTTGTGGGCTAATTGGTACACTAAAGACTGGTGGTTTATACCATGCTGATTCTGCTGCTCTTTCATAATCTTGATTTAATACAATGTTTAATGTGTTTGCTTCATCTGATACTCTAGCTACTTTAGAGTCACCATAATAATCTGAAAATAGTTCATTGTTAAAACCATGCATGAGATACAACATACGTTCTGATGGAATAATGTTATCTCTGATTTGACTTCTTGCACCTATGATTCTAACACCGATGAGTTCCCCGGTATTGTCATCTAGTACAGGTCTTTCAGTAAATTCGGACCTAATTAATCTAATCTGCTCTGGTAATTGCCAATTTCCATTTTGGTCTGGGTCTAATGGTGTTAATGCTAAAACACATCTACCCTGCTCTAATGCTGTAAAATACCCATTGAATAGGTTTGTTGCTAAATCTAAGTTTAATGCTAATTTATCTACTTTATCTAAAATCTGCTCTGCTGTCATTTCTTTGTTAAAATACGGTACATGATATGTTGTTGTACGTTGCCATTCATCTAGTTGTTCTTCTGGTACCTCTTCTTCTTTTCTTGGTACGATTTCAGTTGTATACCCCTGACCTGCTGTGAATGTTGTGTGGATTCTAGATGCCCTATAAACATAAGGGTTTGTCATGGCACTTCTAAACTCTTTTCTTTGTTGACCTGAATATGGGTCCATTGGGTGCCATACTTGAAGACCTTGGAAGTTACCTTCTTGACCATTCATTCTTCTCCATAGACTTCTATCAAAATTTCTAGCTGGTTCGTTTGATGTTGAGGCTACTCTTGATGCTGCCTTTTTATCTATGCTGGCTTTTTTGACTCTAGATTTCTTAGCTGCCATTGTTCTTATTTACTCATTACCTCTTATTAAAGTTATGATTTCATCAATTTATTTAGCTCTTTTGTCACTAAACTATCAAGATTTTTAGGTCTAGGTGTGGCTGCTGCTGCTGCTACTCTTGGAACCCCATTGATATAATTAGATGCTGCATCACAGGCTAAGGCTAGCCCCCAGAATCTATCATCGTGAAAACCTTGTGGATGTCTGTATAAAATATTACCTGCATCAGATTTTACTATTTCTTGTTCTGTTACCTCTCTGTATAAATCCCTATCATGTATTATTAATTTATTTTTATTGAATAGACCTTTCATTAATGATATTAACTCGAATTTTTTAGGTGCTGATAATACAACAGGTCTGAATATATTTTTAATATCCGGGTTGATTAACTTTGATACTGCATCACCTACCCCTGTTCTATCATAGGATATCTTATGGAACCCCCCCTCTTTTTCGTTAATCTTTGACATATCATTGAAAACAATCTCATAATCTATGTGTGCCCATGTCTTTTGACCTATCTGTTCTAACACACCATCAGATAACTCTAAACTCACAAATGCTGAATTATCTACTCTCTGTGCTAGGTCAAGACCTCCAAACTTTACATTTGTCATAGTGCTATTTCCGCCCACTGTAAGCAAAATATCAACCGTTCTTCTTGGTCCTCATCCATTTCATCTGCCTCACCTGCTTCAGCAAAACAATGGTGGTATGTTTCATGGTTAATGGTTTTATACACATCTTCTATAGTCTCATGCATGGCTAAATAGATAATAGCCCTTTTAGTCTCGGAGTAATAAATCCCCCGGTTATCGTCTTTTCTGGTCCTTAGCTCAACTCTTAGAGACATGTTTATTCTTAGAACGAACTCGACTATAAATGATTAGGGCTATATTCACCATGGGTAATATTTCAACTAGGTCTATTCCATATAAAAAGAAGTCTAGGACCGGGTTAGCCCCCCATACTACGCCTGTTTGGAGAATGGCATCTCCTGCCCATATCATGTGTGGAATTTGCATATAAAGGATAAGTGCTGTTACACCTAATGACTCTGTGGTATGTCTCTCATACCAATTCCAAAAACTGCTCCAAGTCAATCGCTACAGTCAATCTCCCCGCCACAGTTTGGGCATCTTAAATGACACTCTTGTAACTTAAACATAACCTCACCGCATGTTATACATACTATTTCATCATACTTCTGATTCATTTTGGTCCTCCTTTGGTTTGCTTTTCTCCAGCTCATATCTTAACCTCGAGCATTCCAATAGTAAATTGAAAGCATATCTGCATAACTCATTATGGGATAATTTTCCAATTTTAATCTTTCCTTTCTTAGGATGCTCTACTAACCAGTCTTTGTATTGTGGCATTCGTTAAACCTCTCTATTACTCTATGTAATTCTTCTATATAATCTTGTTTATTTCTAATATATTCCTCCCTTGAGCCATCTTCACCTGTAATTAATACAACAATTTGGTCAATTTTATCACCTGTTATCTCCTCCCACATGATGGCATAGGCTGTTGTCTGAAGGAAATATTTGAGTATCCAGTCTTCCTGTTTCTTCTTGCTTGAGGTTTTGAAATCAATAATAGATAATTCACCGTTATATTCTGCTATACAATCTGCTGTTCCTGCTAGCCCTAATTCCTTACTACACATCTTTTCTTCTAGCCCCCGGATATTAGCAATAGGCTGTAATAATGGTTTGATATTGTCAAAATGTGCTTTGGCAAATATGTTCTTTTCAGTATTCTTTTTATTGTAAAGATATGTTTCAACCATTGTATGTAATTTAGTACCTAGGTTCATAGCCCTTCTTGATACATAATTAGCTACATCTTCCCCTACAGCATTTCTCCATTCTTCTAATCCTTTCTCATCAATGCTGCCTACAACGTTTGTAACACTGTGATATCTATTACCTTCAGTATCATAATATACCCTTCTTCCATCCTCATTCTTCCTCTTTAATTGTGGTAGAGGTTTTGTATTTGGAGTATGAACAAACATTACCATTCACCTAGCTTATCTACCCAGTCTTTAGTTAATTCGTGAATGTCATTAAACTCCACTGGGCATTGTGTACAGGTCCATAGAATATGTGAGCCTGTTTCTACCAATGATAGTTTATTACCGCATTCTGTACAAATCTTTAGTTTTTTATTATGATGATATTTGATGTATTTTGCTGCACATCTGGTACAAATGTCTTCACCATTCAAATCTGCTACTTCATGTTCTGCTTTTAATTTCCAGCAGACTGTGCATGTTTTATTCATACCATTCTCGTTTCTTATAGTGTTTGTATCCATTACCTTTCTTAGTGTGGTAACCTATTATAAACCAATCTATTTCATTCAAAACTTTGCTTTACACCCCTTGCATGTTGAATAGCCTTTACTATGTCCATCATTTTTACCCCATGTCCATGTATAACCTGCTTTCTTTTTGCATTTAGGGCATGGTTCAATATCATCCAATTATTTCACCTTTTGTAATTAAAGTTGCTACCGTATAACAATCTCTACAGGTCCTAAATCTATCATCAAAATAATCAGAGTATGATTTCCATTCTCCACATGTTTTACATTGTTTACTCATTCAAACACCTGTATCCATGTTACTTTTCTACCATATTTAGGTATTACGTTTCGGTTAGTTTTTGCAGCAGGATGTGTAAATTCCTCATGTCTCTGTTTTCTAATTTCGATTAACTCATCGTTGGGAAACTGTGCCCCACATAATGAGCATTCTATTATTTCCATTTATCCCAATCCCTCACACCATCAAAAGCATCTTGGTTTATGGAGAACTTTCTGCCTTCAAAAAGAACAGCACATATTTTATAAACCAAACGTTCCAACGTTTCGATTCTTTTATCCAGTTCTTCTATATCAGTCATTTGGACCGCCTCCACCCATTAGGGTTTCTTCATCTGTTGGACCATCTGGTAAAACACCATCTTCGGTCCATGTACTAACAACTGGTTCATCGAGTGACATGTCTATGTAAAAGACTCTGCCTTTAATGGTTACATAACATGCATCTAAGGAGCAGAACTCTATTGTTGGGTAAGCCATTAGTTAATGACCTCCTTTCCGGTCCAGTCTCCGTAGAATCTAGACAAGTCGTTGAGTAAGTCGTCATTGTCTAAACCTTTGTTGACTAACCAGTTGTACCATGCTTCTGGTGTAAAGCCTTTTAGTTGTTCTTGTGGGCTTAGTTTTCTTGCACGTTTCAAGAGTTTTTCTTCCCACTCATCATGCTCTTCTTGGGAGTATTTATGGGATGTTATGTCATACAAGTTGTTTTGTACTTCTTCGACAGAGCCAACATAATAGCCCTCATCGTCTAAAATTGGTGTTGATGGGTCTTGAGGCAATTTAGAAGTCCTCCTCGTCAAGTCTTTTGACATATTCTACTGCTTTGTCTTGTGCATCTGCTATTGCTCTCAACTGCTCTGATGTTATATGGGCAGTCAATATACGATGTCCGTCTGTCAATGTGAGTGTTCCCTCGTGGGTTATTATGTCACAGTCAACAGATACGCCTCTAACAGCACTATCCTGTAGGTTTTTAGGAACGTTTGTGGACCTAACACTTGTTGGTACTTGTGTTATTTTTTTGATTGCGGACCATTCTGATTCTGCAGAGATTTTTGACACACCACATTCTTCTGCTTGGGTGCTTTGAGAATTTGTTTGACTCATACTTCTTCTACTCATTTCTGATATATAAGGTGTCACCTACTTTTCCTACTGGGTTTTAGGTGTTTGTCACAAATTAGGCACCGTAGAACTTCATCTCCCCATTTCTTTTTACAACACTTCATTCTTTAATTGCCCTACGTTTTAGGGTCCTGTTCTTAGCTGATGTAGATGGTGTTAATCTAGCAAATGCATGGCAACATGGGCATAGTATCTTTGCACCTTTTTTAGTCTCATCTAACAACTCTTTGAATATATATTTACTACACCTTCTACAATATGCGTGTTTATCATATGGGTTCTCACCTAGATTATTTCTTATTCTTGATGGAAAGGTTGAACATACATTATTACATTGACCGCCTATTGCTTTTGTACCTCCTCCTAATAGATTGAGTTTTGGTGCTGCTGGCATTTCACCTGCTGTTGTTATTACAGTTTTTTGTTTTCTGTAAGCGTGTGACCCTCCTCTCTTGGATTCTAGTTTGTATGTTTCTTCCATGTAGTGAATTATGTTTAACCCTTATTTAATCGTAACCATCGAGCTCATCCAAGTTTGCACCCGGGGTTAATTTTGTATGCATTGTCTTTATGTGTTTGATTACTGCTTCAGTTGTTTCAAAACCTTTTTGCCCACAATGAATACAATGCTTGATATTATACACATCGTTCATTTTGTTCTTTCCCACAGGTCCTACAATAAAACTTGAACTCTTTAAAGAAAAAGTTAGGATGTTGACACTCACTCATCTTCTACCCACACCCATTTGCCTTTATTGTTCATCTTAATTGGTTTCTTTGGCTTTTTCTTATCTACTATTTGATTAAGAAACATTAATTGATTAGCCAACATATATGTTAGTTTGGTCTTCTCGGACCCAGTTGCTGTTAATAATCTCTCTTCTATCTCTAAAACAAATGCACGTTGAATATCTTCAGGTGGTAGTTCAAACCTTTCTTTCTTTAATAAATCTCTTAATCCCATCTACCGTCACCTTTTGGTTTTCTTGATTTACGCCACTTTGGTATGTAATACCCCATGGTGATACCACCAAAGAAGTATGCTAAACAGATTAATGTAAAACCTATATCGCCTATCATTCGTCTTTCACCTTTTCACGTTCCTCTTCAAGAAGTGTCTTAGCCATAACACCTAGTTTATTGAATACTGCTACATCATCTGTGTTTAATTTTTGTTTGTTTGCAAATGCTAATTCATACCAAGTTAGTATTGTTTTATAATCACTAGTGTTCAATTCAACTTCCACCATGTTTTATTATTGTTAATTCTTGTATTAAAGCGTTGTATATATGACCCTGTTGTACAGCCATGTCTAGAAGGTCTTGTAATCTATCATATACAGGGTCACCATTCTTTTCTAGCTTTTCTTTGTACATGCTTAACATTTCTGCAACATTAACCCAATAGCGTTCATTCTTCTCTGACTCTTCAAATAAACTCTTAAACTTAATATCTGTAAAAACCTTTGAATTGAAATCATCAAATCCCATTGATTATTAGATATCATCATAATAATTTATATCTTTCTCTATGAATTTAATCTCATCTTCTTTGAATGCACCTGATAATGATGTAGTAAATTTGCAACAATACTCCTGTTCAAAGTCAATTCTTGGGTTATTCTTCTCTGTTTTAATGAATTTTTCATCTAATAGTTTGTTTAATGATACAGTATATGGCTGCTCTAATTTATGGTATTCAGAGCTCGCATCAAAGTTGGTCCAAAAGAAACCCCTCTTTCCATTAGGCGTAGACTCCATAATGAAATCTGCATCCGATATGTTTGCAACGTTTGGGTGAAGGGCATTGTATACTTTAGTATCATCAATCAGGTTTATAAATGCACACTCTGACATAAAAACACACTTTACGTTCTCTTCTCCTCTAACTGATTCGTTTGCTGGGTATGCTTGGACAAAGGTATTATTTACAACACATGACTTGCTATCCTCTTTTGTAATAATATCATCATACTCATATCTTTTACCATCTAGGTCCGTAAAGCCTTTCATAAATAATGATTTGAACCTTTGAATAAACCTGTTAGCTACTTCCTGTTTGTTACCTGCCACAATCATTACCCTGTGTCCAGAGTAGCTCCCTGTTATACAATTATATGCAATAATGCGTAATGCTGTCTCTGTAGCCCCTATCTTTCTAGACTTGTTTAGTATGAGTTTATGGTGTTTTTGCCATGCTTTAAAGTATTCATCCTGATAGTCAAAGATGGGTGTTGGGTTTCCTGTACCGGGATGTATGGGAGCTCCTATCATTTCATTAAACTTCTCAAAATCATCTGGTACATTAAAGTTCTTGGTAGGCATCTCCAGCTCTGTTGTTTGAGCTTTTTGTACCCCTGCTCTATTAAGAGTTTGCCACTTTTTCGCTAAGATGCTGTCCATATGTTTCCTCTATGTATTTATCAATAGAAATATCTAATGTTGGTGTTGTTTCAATGCTTGCTTTCTGTTGTAATATATCAGACATAGCCTTCAATACTGATGTTTTCATGGCTTCATACCTACCTTTATCAAGCTCTTCTTGACTCTTTTCTTTTAATTCACTAGCAATATCCCTGTATTGTTCATCTAGTTTAGTTAATATATCATCTAATCTTGCAATAACTTTGTATTTTACAGAACG